CTAAAATTTATGGTTGATGCATTTGTTATTTTTAAATTATAAATGATTGAATTACTTATATCTGTATTATAAATAGATGCATTGTCAATAGATACATTATTAATAGATGCATTATAAGTAATAATATTATTTGAAGTTAGGTTTTGTGTAGATACATTATTCATAGATACATTATTCATAGAGACATCATTCATAATAACATTCTTAAACACTGAATTACCTGAAACATTTAATACATTAAGGTTAGTATTGTTACTAACATCGAGATTATTTAAGTGTGTATTATTATTTACAAGTAAATTATTGCTTATATCTAAATTATTACCAATACTTGAATTTTGTGTAACATTTACATTCTGTAATGTTAAATTTGTAAAATCTGTATTTCCTTTCACTATTAAATCATTTTCAATTTCTAATGTTCCAGAAATACTTACATTATCATTTAAAAGACAAAAATTATCAATATAAGTAGAACCATTTATCCATGCAGTATATGGAAATGTACTAGTATTAAAATCTACAGGAGATATTCCTGTAAGACCAACACCTAAAAACTTACTTGCAGTTAAACTAGTTACAGACCATGCACTTTGTATAATGTATTGATATATACCTTCAACCATCGAGGCCCTTTCTGTAAATGTAGTTATATCAATTAATGCATATTTAGTATCATATGGCATAATATATAAAAAATATATTTAAATATTAATTAAATAATTTATAAATGGAAGAGTTTTATAATCCATACAACGAAAAAAATATAGAAATTAATGATGAAAATATTAAGATTTTATTGGAACGTTTTAATATTTTCTACAAAATCAATAATATTGAACTATTTAAGAGATCATTTGTTCATCGTTCATATGTAAAAAGTAATTTATTAGAATTAAATTTAGTAAAAACACCATTTAAATGTATTGAATTAAAACAATCATCTAATGAAAGATTGGAATTTTTAGGTGATGGCGTATTAGAATGTATTACTAAACTTTATCTTTATAAAAGATTTCCTGATGCAGATGAAGGATTTATGACAGAAAAGAAAATTTGTCTTGTAAAGAATGATCATATAGGTAAACTAGCATATAAAATGGGATTAAATAAATGGTTTATTATTTCTAAAAATGCAGAAGATAAAAAGATTCGAAGTAATTATAAAAAATTGGGCTGTTTATTTGAAGCATTTCTTGGAGCATTATTTTTAGATGCAAACCAGATTAAAATAGATGACAATAGTAATTTATTTAATAATTATTTCAATGTTGGCCCAGGTTTTCAAATATGTCAGCTTTTTATTGAAAATATATTTGAAAAATTAGTAGATTGGAATGAAATTTTGGAGAATGATGATAATTATAAAAACATATTTCAAGTAAAAATACAAAAAGAGTTTAAAAAAACTCCCGAATACATTATTTTAAATCACGACGAAGAATTAAGATATACTATGGGTGTATTTTTATGTTTAGAAGATATTCATGGTCTTAAACCTGAACATGCACTTCCTTTTGAAATAATTGGATCATTTGATAATATTAAAAAACATAATCACAAATTTGTATTTTTTGCTTCCGGAACTCACAAAATTAAAAAAAAGGCAGAACAATTAGCATGTTTTGAGGCATTGAAACAAATTGATATGTTATAATATTATATTTTTATTTATGTAGTTTATATATGGGTTTAGATTTATTTCAGGTAGTTCCTGCTGAATTACCATTTGTATTATTATCAACAATAATTACTGATAAGAGCAAAACATATGATGATTCTATACGTGATTTTTTAAGTGTATTTAAATTGGATTACAATCAAAGAGAAATTATTCAACCTGCGGTAAAGTTGAATCAACCTATTGTATTATCGGGATTAGTAAGAAAAACTTTTATTCCAAGAGAGACAAATAAATCAAAAACTTTAGCAAATAATACTTTTGTAGGCGATATAACAGAAGACACTCTTTATCAAGATCTATATAAAGAAAAAATAACTGATTTCAAACCAACCGCAGTATACCAAAATAATAGAATAGAATTTTTAGACGAGATTAAACGTAAAATGCTTCAACTTAAATTTGTTAAAGATGAATCTAGTTGTGAAAAAACTGAAGATAAAACATATAAACCTCTTGTCCATCAAATGATTGTTACTAGATACTTAAATTCCACGACACCCTATCGTGGATTATTATTATACCATGGTCTTGGTTCTGGTAAAACATGCAGTTCTATTAGTATCATAGAAGGTATGAAAAATACTCATCGTATATTTGTTATGACTCCGGCATCATTACAGGCAAACTATAAAACACAAATGAAATTTTGCGGTAACCAATTATTTAAAAAAAACAATTATTGGGAATTTAAAGAAATGCCTACCACAAATAAAGATGCTTTTTTTGAATCATTAGAAATTAACGATAAAATGTTGAGCCGTACAAAAGAATTAAAAGATTTATTTGAATCTCAAAATGGGGTCTGGGTTATAGATAAAACAAGAGAATCTGAAGCAAATTTTGAAATGTTAGATGAAAGCGAACAACAACAAATTGAATCTCAAATAAAATTGTTGATTGATATTAAATACACATTTATAAATTATAATGGTATAAATAAAAAACGATGGGCTGGATATACCGCGCAAAATACTATTAATCCTTTTAATCATAGTGTGATTATTATCGATGAAGTTCATAATTTTGTAAGCAGAATAGTAAATAAAATAAGAATACAGAAAAAATCTATTTCTACTGAAATATATGATGCAATACTTAATGCGGAAGATTGTAAAGTGGTATGTTTGTCTGGAACGCCATATATAAATTACCCATGTGAATTAGGTACATTATTTAATATTATTGGTGGTTATACATTTTGTTTAGAAGTAAAAATAAAACAATTAAAAACGACAATAGATGATAAATTATTAAGTACAATATTAACTCCTAATTATATTGAATCATATGAGTATGATTCTAAAAATAAAAAAATAAAAATATTACAGGTTCCTTTTGGATTTTCTAAACAGGAAACCGGACAACTATTATATGAACAAACATATATAATACGAGAACAATTTAAGAATAATATTCTCGAACTATTAAAATCAAATGATTCATTTATAGTAGAAAATGCGGAATTTGTAAAATATAAAAAGTTTCCAGACACAGAAGTAGAATTTAATAAATTTTTTGTTACACCAGATCTAAAAATAGATCATAAAGAATGGTTTCAAAGCAAAATTTCAGGAATGGTTTCCTATTTGGGAGATAAAGCAGAGTTGATGCCTGAAATAATTAAAGCAGAAGACGGAAATGATATACATATGGTTTATAGCGAAATGAGTACAAACCAAATTAAAACATATACTAAAATAAGACAAGATGAGAGAAAAATGGAAGGACGACCTAAAAAAAAAGATACCGAAGATAAAATGAACTCTACATACCGCGTATTTTCACGCGCATGTTGTAATTTTTCATTCCCACCTTCAATCGAACGACCTCCTCCATCAAAAGAATTTAAAAAGGGTATTTCTGAAGATGAGTTAGATGTTACAGATGATAATAGCTTATTAGAAGATGTTGATGGCAAATACGATGAGTCTGATATTGAAGGACGAAGCAAAGATGCCCCCTATCAGCAACGAATTAATGAGGTATTATTAGAATTTAAAACAAATCCTCATAAGTATTTTTCAAGTGACATTGATAAATTAGTAATGCTAGATGATCGAGCATTGGTTGGAGATAATCCAACATTAAATGATTTAAGCCCTAAATTTTATGAATTGTTACAAAATATAATAAACCCACAAAACATTGGTTGTCATTTGTTATATAGCACATTTAGACAATTAGAGGGAATTGGTATTTTTTCATTAATTTTAAGATATTACGGATTTTACGAATTAAGAATTGAACAAGTTGGTAAATCATTTAAATTGGTAGTAGAAGGCATGTATGGACCACAAGATTATATCGATGTAAAACATAAAAACGTATTTGCGTTGTACACAGGAACAGAAAGTCCTGAACAAAAAGAAATTATACGTAATATTTATAATAGTAAGTATGAAGCATTACCGAATAATATACAATCCCAGCTAATAGAAAAATATAAAGAAGATGATACCGAAGATTATGGAGAACGTATTGAAGATAGACGTAATAAATACGGAAATATTATTAAATTATTAATGATCACTGCATCAGGCGCAGAAGGTATTGATTTAAAAAATACACGATTTGTACATATTATGGAGCCTTATTGGCATCATGTTAGAATGAATCAAGTCATCGGACGTGCTAGACGTATTTGCAGTCATGCAGACCTTGCACCTGAATTTAGAAATGTAACAGTTTACATGTATCTTAGTAAATTTAATGAAGAGCAACTAAAAGATGAATTTGCAACACTTAAAGTGCTAGATGATGGTATATCAACTGACCAAATGCTTTATAATATTATGGAACGAAAGCGCGGATTATCTGTAATATTTTTGGATACATTAAAAGAAGCTTCTATTGATTGTATTGTAAATTATAAAGATAAATGCGTTTCTAAACAACTAGTTATTAAAAATAAGAATAAAACCCTTACTGGTATAGATTATCATTCAGACCCAGTTGAAAAGTTTGAAACAGAAACACAAAAACGCGCTATAACAGCAATAGAATTACCAACAGAAGATGATGAAAAATTAGTATATTATGCTGTGGATAAATCAAAAGATCCTCCTGTATTATATGATTATACAACATATATGAAAAGTAAATTAGATGTGAAAAATGGCAAAGCAAAAGAACATGTATTTATAAAAATTGGAACAATCGTAGATGGTAAAGCTTTATTGATAGATAAATAAAAATTGAATATGATCCAAATTATTTACGAATAATCAAAATGTCGCAAATCACTACGTGTTTTACTTCTTGTTACAATTCCTTTTTCGGGACTTCTCAAAATAAATCAAATGATGAATTATCATCCATAGATGATCTATCTACTATGGATAATAAAGTGAAAGCTTTTACATTAGATGGTATGGTATTTCAAGCAAAAGTTGTAGATGTTCATGATGGGGACACTATAAAAGCAGTGTTTAAAGTGTTTGATAAATATTATAGATGGAATTGCCGTATTGCGCATGTAGATACACCTGAACTAAGAACCGACAACTCAGAAGAAAAAGAACGTGCTATTTTTGTGAGAGATAAAGTTCGTGAATTAATTTTGAATAAAATTGTTACATTGCATTGTTTAACTTTTGATAAATATGGACGCCTTCTTGCTGAAGTTGTTTTGCCTGGCACAAATGAACGACTTCATGAATGGTTAATATCAAATAAATACGCAAATCCATATGAAGGTAAAACAAAGACTAAGTTTAACGAGGATGTACCTATTTCTCCTCACAAAAAAAGACAGAGGAATTATCAAGACATGATAGTTAGTAATTAAGCTTTAACACAAGTACCATATTTACTTCCACATTTCATATTGTCGCATTTAGAATAATTTTCAGGACATACGTATTTTGTATCTGTTAATATACCAGATTGACCACAACATAATTTATCTCCTATATTTGTTCCAAAATCTGCAATACATTTAATATCTTCAATAGGTTCTTCTTTTTTTATATCGTCTATTTTTGTAGATAATCCAGACAATTGCGATAATATATTATTTAACATATTTTTTCCAGATGTATCATATAAATCTTTTACAGAGTCTGATTTTCTATAAACATTATTACTTAGATCTTTATTTATCTTATAAATAGTATTTAAATTATGATTAATTTGTTGTTGTGACTCTGTTAATGGAATATTATGACCAAACTGATTTAGTTGAGTAATAAATTCAGACTTAGAATTTAATTCAATATCAAATGGATTAGGTTCAAAAAATGGTATATTATTATTTGTTCCATCAATAGTTGTACCAGTGCTAGTTGTACCATCTACAATTGTTTCATCAATTCCTTCATTTATTTTAAATACATTCAATATAATAGGAATTATAATGAAACATGTAAATAAAATAATACATATTTTTAACCAATTATTTTTTATAAATTTATTTTTCATTATATAGTATAATTATTTTTTATTTAATGCATCTAATATTTTGTGTTGCGTCTCTAAAATCTTCATTAAAATATTGTTTTGAGTTTTAATTACTTGTACCCAATCGATCGATGGAGGTTCTGCTCTTTGTTCTGCAAATTTAAACGCTTCTTGCCTCATTGCTTGAGTTTGCTCTACTATTTTATTAATATCTTGAATCGGTTCATCTATTTTGTCGCTAAAATCTATTTTGGGGGGTGTTGGTTTATTCAGAAGTGAATCATAATCTTTTTGTCTAGCATCAAATGTTGTTGAGCTTAAACTCAATTTTGTAATTTCTTCTCTTATTTTATTAATACATTCTTTATTTAATACATCGATTGGTTCTTTACGCGAAGAAAAACTATCTACGACTGATTCAAAAGTTGATTGAATTTTTGGAGCCTGTTCTGTTGGAATTTGAGTAAACATTCCATTTTTAATACATATATCCCACAACAATGCTTTATTTTGTATATTATTCATTATACACAAAATAATAAATAATATTTAAATTAAATTAAATTATACTTTATTGAAATAAAAGTCTCGCAATTTTGTCATTTGTGCATCTGTAATTCTATTTTTTAAAAAGTGTTGCGGAGTTTTGGTTCCTTCCAATAAATTAATAATAAAATATAAACAATACATACCGCATTCAGATGACCCATATTGGTGCTTTATTTTCATATTATTCATTAATTTCATTTTTAATCCAGCAGATTTACATTGTTCATTTATTCGTTTTATAAAATTATTTATTTCTGGAGGACTAATAGATCCAGTTGATTCAAAATAAAAAATAAATTTTTTCTGTAAATCTATAAATATAGAAACCCAGTGACTTCCTTTACCCTCATGTGTATCTAAATTCAATACTATGCCTATTTTGTTTTTACCATTTCTTATCTGCTCTTCTATATTTAAATTGCATAATGTAGGCCA